GGGGGGGGGGGCTTAGGGACCTATACCAGCTTGATTAGTAAAGTTTATCCATTGAAACCTAAGCTAAATGTAATTTATGCGGATGGGGAATTAAAAAATTCATCAAAAGTGCTCATCTGTATTTTTTTTGCTAGGATAGCGCTTATGGTATCCTAATGATGATGGTTTAATGTTTATTCTCAGCTCGTTTGGCGTCGCATCCCCACTAAGAAATGAAATAGTAGTTAAACTTCACTCTGATATTGCTTGGGAATCTCTCGTCGGTAGTCTTTTAACTGCCGTTGTCGTAATTATTTCGGTGATTATTTCTTTTCGTGGGATAAAAAATACAATTCAAAGTCAAGAGAACATAGCATCTACAAGTATGAGGATTGAGGTGCTTTCTAAGAACCGTCAGGCCTGGATAAACGAACTGAGGACGTATTGTGCTCAGTTTTTATCTATGTCAATGAAGATACGATCAAGTGAGAGGGTAACTCTAACAACATTGGGTATGGTTGAAGGGGGGGGGGTAAGTCTGGGAGAAGTAATTGAGAAAGTTTATTCGGGGACAATTGATTATGGTGAACTTATTAGGTTAGCAGAATATATCAAATTGCTTCTTAATCCTCAGGAAGAGGACTCGCAGTTATTATCAGAGAAGCTATCGAAGATTATAGAAATAAGCAGTCCAGAGTATCATAGTGGTGAAAATAGCAAAGTATATGAAAAGGTGTATATCGATGTGCGTGAGATTACACAGAAAATATTGAAAGCTGAGTGGGAAAAAGTAAAAAAAACCAAGTAAAAATCTGTCATTCTCCCAGTGTTTGAGCTCTAAATTTTAAGCATACCCGATAAAAGTGGTCACTTGCATTTTCACTGGTATAGGGCTTGTAATATTTCTCCGGTAAAATGGGAAACCAAATATGGGGGGAGGCGATGACAAGTTAACCGTATTTGTGATGGGCACTTTCGGGTGCCTTCTGTCATGATAAATATCATGAACCATTTATTGTATTTAGCTCTGCCCCTTGAAGCAAAAAGAAACAAAATCTAACTTTTTGTCATTAACTAGATTGTTGAATATTTTTTACGGTTGAGTAATATTCCTGCCGCTGTAGTAATAGCTGTAAGGGGCGACACTTATAGCATTGGTCATCGTTATTACTATCGCATCGGCTCTTTCCGTATTAGCTAGAGTTTGTGGTTTCTGCCTACTCCGCTCCAAACTTGAGTTTGCTGGTAAGGGCCACCAAGCCAATTTAGCTCAGGTGGTAGAGCAACTGATTCGTAATCAGTAGGCCGCCAGTTCGAGTCTGGCAGTTGGCACCAAGCGGTCATCGTATAATGGCCATTACCTCAGCCTTCCAAGCTGAAGATGCGGGTTCGATTCCCGCTGGCCGCTCCAACTCAGCACATCATTCAGCGATGAAGGGATAGCCCGGAGTGTTTGGTGTGCTGCACAATTGCCATAGGTGCTGGGTTGTCCCATATCTTCTACCCAGATGTTTTAAAAGGGGGAATCCGGCACCTATGTGAATTGTGATACAACAATCGCATGGGCCATTGCCATAAAACCTAGCCATGCATAGTTCCTCTTCGTCTGATGGTGATGGTCCAGCCGATTGTGGTGTCAGCGTAACTGCGCGGATAAGTCTGGAAGTTTTTGGGTAAACTCTAAAAGTGGATGAACCGATGTCAGGATTTTCCAGCGCCTCGACATCTTCGGGATAAGTACCGAGCACCACATCCTTTTACTTATCTCGTTATTATGAGGATAGAGCAGATGCACAAAAACGTGCTTGGATGGGTCACGTTAAATCTATAATTGGAATTAAAGAAATTCAGTATTGTGTCGCTGTTACTTCAGATAAATAAGGTGAAAGATGGCTAATACCATTACCATTATTATGCTAGCTGTTATCTTTGCGGGTATGTCCTACATGATGTTTAGAAAGTAATAATGGATCACAACGTATATTCAATAATGAGAGTTTAATCATACAAAAACTATGGACTTGTCATTAAGTCACCTGAGATTAACTCAATCTCGAAATATTTTAGTGCCTGGAGTTTTCGGAATAAGTATCGAACGCCACAGTTTCGCCTCTAATTGATTATTTCTACTTTGTTACATTTAATGGCCTCACTTCGGTGGGGCTTTTTTTTGCCACGTTGCCACTTTTCTGTCTATTTTCATTTTGGATAAACAATGTCTGAACCATTAACGCTGTCCGCTGGGGCTACCGCCGCCTCTGTGGGGATTACATTCGCCTCAATGTTTCCAGAGGCAACCCCTGCCGTGGTGGTTTGTTCACTGGCTGGCGCGGCACTTTATGTACTTTCTAGCAGATCTCATCGCTTGTGGCGGCAGGTGCTATTTGCACTGATTTCATTTATTGGCGGGATTTACTGTGCTGACACGGCATCAGAGATTATTGCCGCCTTGATTAATGCCGGGCTGAATCAACTTAGCCCACCGGTCACCATTCGTGTAACGCCAGCCATTGGTGCTTTGGTGGCGTCCACTATCTGTGTCAGCGTCTTACTTCGGGTGATGTCTAAGTATCACATCAATTCCGACTCAAACGAGAAGGAGGAGGATTGATGGAGTGGCAAAAATGGATACTGGCCGCTAATGCGCTGGTCTGCCTGCTTATCGTTGTTCGTCTGATGTTCTGTCAGAAAACAGGGCGTTATCGCTTTTTCTATTCTGTGTTGGCTTATCTGGTGATATTGGCCGCGGGGTGGATTGGTATACGCATTTGTTACGGACAATATTCAGATGCAGACCCGGCAGAGTTGCTCTTGAATTTGTCATTTTGCCTGGCGATATGGGGCGCAGGTGGAAATATTGCAAAGGTGACATATTGGCGGGAGGACGCATCTCATGACAAAAAATGACATCTTTGAAGCTATTCTCGGCAAAGAAGGGGAATACGTAAACCACCCCGACGATAAAGGCGGCCCGACCCGCTGGGGTATTACTCAAAAGGTGGCTCGTGCGCACGGCTATACCGGCGATATGCGTAATCTGCCAAGAGAAACCGCACTGGCTATTCTTGAGGCCGATTACTGGACAGGGCCACGCTTTGACCGGATAGCAGAACTGTCTTCGGAGATTGCCACTGAGTTGTGTGATACCGGCGTAAATATGGGGCCATCAGTCCCCACCCGAATGCTTCAACGCTGGCTAAATGTATTTAATCAGTGCGGAAAACTTTACCCCGATATGGACGTTGATGGCCGTATTGGCCCACGAACTTTAAACGCGCTGAAAGCATTTTTGCGTCATCGGGGCAAAGAAGGCGAGCATGTCTTGCTGAAGGGGTTGAACTGTACGCAGGGTGACCATTATCTGGAACTGGCAGAGAAGCGCGAGGCCAACGAGTCATTTGTTTATGGTTGGATGAAAGAGCGGGTGTCAATTTAGCCAACAGTGATAAGTGAAAAGCAAAAACCCCAGCTGCGCGAACAATCTGGGGTTTTCTATTTCTACACCTTGATGTAGCAAGAGAGAGCGAGAATTTTAGTGGTTCCGGAGAAAATCCTCGTGGGGAAGTATAAAAGATTCTTTTTGAGGTTGTCTATGAAAAATGGTCTGGAAATTGACGCTCCAGTAAGTGTCGAACTCATGCGGGCCGTCATTTTTGCAATCAAAGTCATGGCCGTTGGAGCTGTATCTGTGCCTGCAATGTATGGCATTGCCAGATTAATTCTGGCTGTACGCTGGTGGTGATATGAGCCGTCTCACTTTAGGTTTTGTCGTGATGTCAGTGATGGGATTAATAGCCTTGGGTTGGACTGCCGACCACTACCGCAGCAAATACCTACAGGCTGAAAGGCTTGCCAGTGAACGCCAGTCCACCATTGAGGAAATGACAAAGCGCCAGCAAATAAATGCTGCTTTAGATGCCAAATATACGCAGGAACTCGCCGATGCAAAATCTCAGATTGAAGCTTTACGCGCTGATGTTGCCGCTGGTCGTCGGCGGTTGCGGCTCAACGCGCAATGTGTGCCCACCGCCAGAGCCCAAACCGGCACCGCCAGCATGGATGATGCTGCCGCCCCCCGACTTACTGACGCCGCTCAGCGGGATTATCTCCGTCTCAGAGAGCGCATCGACATTGCCACAAAGCAAATAACGGGCTTGCAGGAGTACATCAATAAAGTGTGTCTCGGTAATTGAATTGCAACGTTGGGGCGTCTTTATGTACAGGATTGAGTCCCTAAAGTAACCAAGGCATAATTCTGTCGCTAACGTTTTGTGATTATTCATATTTGAGCATATACAGAATTTATGTTTGAAATGACTGATTTACCGCGTCTCGGCAAGCGATACCAAGATGAGCATGGTGCGCTTGTAACCATAACTGGTATTGAAGAAAATCGGGTTGTTTTCATGCGAGATGGGTATCCATATCCATGTATGCGACCGTTGAACAATTTTTTGAATAGATTCCAGAAAGTGTCGAATAGACAGAGCGAATAGTTCCCCCATTAGCCTCGCAATCGCGGGGCTTTTTTGTGGCAGTAAATCACCACGCACTCACCGCGTATTTTAAACCCGAGACCATTCACAAAAGTGACCTCTGAGAACGCCATCGCAGCATGGTGCGCTCGGGTATGGTCGTTCTGGTGAGCAGAGGTCTCTTTTATGAAGGTAATCACCATGCAATATCCAACAGTATCTGTAAATGGTGTCTCCGTTCGTATTGACGAAGAGGGGCGCTACAACCTCAACGACCTGCACGCTGCCGCTGTAGCTAATGGAGAAGCAACAGAGTCACAAAGACCGAGTGTATTTCTTCGGAGTGCGCAGATAAAACGCTTTGTAAAAGCACTTGAGACCAAAGCACAAAAAAGTGCTTTGGAAACAAATCAACCACTTAGAGTTATTAAAGGTGGTGATGAGCCTGGTGTATGGGGTGTTGAATTGTTGGCTATCCGATATGCAGCATGGATTAAGCCGGAGTTTGAAATCGAAGTTTACGACGTTTTCAGAACAGTCGTCCGTCTTGGGGTGACCGCCATGTCTCACCTGAACAAATTAGATCACATCATCAATACCGAAACCCAAGAGATTAGTCAGTGTGCCAGAAAAATGGCTCGATGGGGCGTTGGTGGAAGGAAGCAAATATTGCTTACGGCACGAAAACGCATGATAGATGAGATTCAGATGTATTTGCCGGGGCTGGGAAGTCACGCGGGTGGTCACTGTGGCCACTTGTAATAGAAACAATTGATTACGGTATATCAATCTAACTTATAACCATCACAAACTCGAGCTTACTGAATGTATGTCTATAATAGCCAAACTGAGGACTGCTAAAGAAAACAACGGGTTACAGTGTATTCAAATACCAGACTTGGGAGAGTCAGCATGAATCCAACTCAGTTCATCCATACAAATGTCAAAAATGAGCTGGTAACGCAGGGATATGACGCCACTGTAGCGCTGCTTCAACTACTAGATATTAAAAGGTTTTAGATGTAAATTTTCCTTCTCAACAAGTTGCAAGAGATGGATAAATGGAAGAACACGGCAACTATCTTATCAAACCGCTTCAGGTTATCGGTTGTGGTGCTTTTGGGCGAGTAGAAAAAATTGAGTTGTACAACACAAACGGTCACAAATGTGGGATCTATGCGAGAAAGGTTTTATCAGTTCGCAAGGAGCTTGTTGGACCGATTTTTGACTATGATGATTGGCGACGCAGATTTGAGCGAGAAGTAAAATACCAGGCTGCATGCAATCATTTTAATGTTGTACCTATTTATATTCATCACCTAAATTCTAACGTTCCTTGGTTTGTAATGGATCTGGCTGTTACTGATTTAAAAAAGGAAATACGAAGTGGTGTATTAAGTAATACAGAGAAAGTAAGCATTATAAAAATGATTCTTTCTGGTGTTGAGTTTATACATCAAAAAGGGTATTTCCATAGGGACTTGAAACCAGAAAATATTCTGCGTTTTGCAGATGGCATGTATAAGGTTTCTGATTTTGGATTGGTGAAAAATAAAAGTAAGGAAGCAGAATCTGAAGTTTTAACAAATATTGCCGTAAAGATGGGGACGGATGGATATCGCGCACCTGAAGCATCAGATGGAATATATAATGAAAAAACGGATATATATGCTTTAGGTGCTATAATTAATGAGATTAAATTAGATTATCTACCTGGTTTGAGTGATTTAATTAACAAGAGTACATCATATGTTCCAGCTGGTCGTTACAATTCAGTCTCTGAAATGCGAGCTAACTTTAATCAAATAGTTAAAGGTGGTGGGATATGATCACTCTTTTAAACTGCGGATTATTTTCTGTTGCAAAAGATATCGCTGGAGAAAATGAAGATTCAATATTAGCACCAATGTTGACTCGCACAGGTTATATTATGGCTGTCGCAGATGGTGTGGGTTCTTATACAGGAGCTAAAGTATTATCGTCAGCAGTTATCGGCTTTCTAAAGGAATTGACCACAAATGGTGAATTTGTTGATGTTGAAGGCACATTCATTGGTATAAAAAATAAAATCCATGAACTCGTTGAACATGATCCATCGCTTTATAAAGCAGCTACTACTTTGACTTATGTAATATTGAATGAAAAAGGTCTGTATATTGGTCATGTGGGGGATTCACGCCTGTATTTAAAGAAAGAACGCAAACTTGTTCAGTTAACAAAAGATCATACGCAATATCAAAGCTTAATGGATCGGAAACTTTATACCAAGAAAGAATTAGATGGCATGGGTGTATCCCATACACTTACATTAGCGTTGTCAAACTCTATTGATTTAGGGTATGAACATACATTTTATCCTATAAAAGATTGCCTTGATGATGACGGTTTCATTAACCTGTATTTAATGACTGATGGGGCTTATCATTTTTGGAATAAAAGACCCCGTTTTTCCTATGATACTTTAAAAAAACCAACAAGATTTGCATCGAGCTTGCTAAATAGAATTGAACTTAATGGTGCTATTGATGATTATTCACTGGTTGCTGCCAGGTTCTCCATCTAAAAATAGCTCTTTTGATAAAAAAACCGCTCTTTGGCGGTTTTTTTGTTGTTGCATTACAGGTGGTATTCACTGAGTGCCACCGATAATGCGCAGGCAAAGTCATTAACGACTCCCGCCGCTCACCCTGAGCATGGTCGTTGATGGCTTTTATATTTTTCATAGAGCAGAGGATGATTCTTTATGTCCCGAGTGAACTGGGGTGAACGGTTATCCCGGTTTGCCGCTGAATGGCAACGGACGGGAATATCCCCTAAAGAGTGGTGTGAGAGAGAAGGTTATTCGTGGGGAACGGCGAAAGCGTATATTTCGATAAAAGCAGCCAAAGCTTTACTTTTGGGTGGCAGTGAGAAAATCGCGAATTCGGAGAAAAAATCGCGAAACAAAACTCCGAAAAAAAGTCCGAATTCGGAGTTGGATAAATCTCCTAAACCCACATTGGATAAGCCTTGCGATAAAAATCACGAAAACAGCAGAACTCCTTATTTACCAGAAACGAAACCCGAACAGTCAAAACGTAAAGTCGTCACTAATTACCCTCCATTCCAGAAAGGGAATCAGCACGCCCTTAAACACGGCGGGTATGCTCGCCGTATGCTTTTCTCCGACAATATTGTTGAGGATGCACGGGTGTTGAGCCTTAAGGATGAGTTATTTCTGTCAAGGGCCAGAAACCTGTATACGGCTGAAAATATCGGTCGCTGGCGTTCTCAACTGGATGATTACGGCGGTGAGAACAGAGAGCTGCAAGACAAAATCTCAGCTGCTGAAAACGCCATGATGCGTAATACCGCCCGTATTGAATCCATTGAGAGAACATTGGCCTGTATCCGCAAGATGTGTGCTGATGCTGATTATCGCGAAGTAGCGACGGAGAAATTATTGCGTGAGTCTGACCGAGAGAGGAATGAGCTTGAATTAGAAGGCCTACGCCTGCGTAACGAAAAGCTGCGAACTGAAAACGAGAACCTTAAAAAAAGCACCAGTGACAATGATAACGAGTTACCACAACCAGTGGCTATTAATATCAATGTAGTCGATGCAAAGGTGAGGAATGACGATAGCGCCGACACTTAATATCCCACAGGCGAAATTTCTTGCTATGCCCCATAAATTTAAAGCTTACATAGCGGGATTTGGTAGCGGCAAGACGTGGGTGGGGTGCGGCGGTATTTGCAAGGGAATGTGGGAGCATCCGAAAGTCAATCAGGGGTATTTTGCTCCGACTTATCCTCAGATCCGCGACATCTTTTATCCAACAATAGAGGAGGTTGCTTTTGACTGGGGGCTGAATGTCAAAATAAACGAGGGCAATAAGGAGGTACATTTTTATTACGGACGGCAATTCCGAGGGACAACAATTTGCCGTTCTATGGAAAAGCCTCAGACTATTGTTGGTTTTAAAATCGGCAATGCGATGGTGGATGAACTTGATATTCTACCTGTCGCAAAAGCCCGGTTGGCATGGCGAAAAATCATTGCGCGTATGCGTTATAAGTTAAAAGGCGTACGAAACGGCATTGATGTTACGACAACGCCTGAAGGTTTCAAATTTGTCTATCAGCAATTTGTCAAAGCGGTCAGGGATAAACCTGAGCTGGCAACTTTATATGGTTTGGTTCAGGCATCTACATTTGATAATGAAGCCAATCTACCGGATGACTATATTCCGTCGCTTCTTGAGTCATATCCTGAGGAGTTGATTAAAGCCTATCTGCGCGGACAATTTACCAACCTGACCAGTGGCACGATTTACCATCAATTCGACCGTAGACTGAATCATTGTGATGAAGTTGAACAGCCAGGCGAACCCCTTTATATCGGAATGGACTTTAACGTCGGGAAAATGGCGGCAATTGTTCATGTTCTGCGGTTGGGTTTGCCATGCGCGGTTACAGAGATTATCAACGCCTACGATACGCCAGACATGATCCGGATTATCAAAGAGCGATTCTGGCTGTATGACGGAAGTAATTATCGCAAGGTGCGAGAAATTTATATTTATCCCGATGCATCCGGTGACTCCCGTAAATCAAGTCATGCCAGCACAACAGATATTGCCCAGCTTAAACAGGCGGGATTTAACGTAGTCGTCAATGACTCAAATCCACCGGTAAAAGATCGCATCAATGCCATGAATGCGATGTTCTGTAATGGAAACGGGGAGCGTCGCTATAAAGTTAACGTTATGCGTTGTCCTGTATATACGGAAAGTTTGGAGCAGCAGGTTTGGGCTGATAACGGTGAGCCGGATAAATCTGCTGATAACGATCATCCCAACGATGCTGGTGGGTATTTCATCGTAAAAAAATTCCCAATCGTAAAACCAACCGGAAGAGTGACATCACTTCGGATCTAATCATATGGCTGATATCTCTACCCCAAATTTAGATTACAACAATATGTTGGAAGCGTGGGAAATCAATGATGCTCTGATGGGTGGGACGCTGTATATGCGCACACAGCAGCAGTATATGCCGCGTTGGCCTAATGAGGCTGATGATAGTTACAGAAATCGGCTGGCAGTGGCAACACTGTTACCGGTTTACCGTGAGACTATCTCAAACAATATTGGCCGTGTGTTTGCTGAACCTACCAGGCTGAGTGAGGACACGCCAGACCCGATTGTGGAGTATTGCAAAAACATTGATTTAGAGGGAAGCCGGCTTGATGTCTGGGCGCAAGAATATTTCTCTCATGCTCTACAGTACGGACTGGCCCACGCGCTGGTGGATTATCCTAAAGCCCCGAAAGTTAAGACTGTGGCCGAGAAAAAAGCCCTTAACCTCAGACCTTATGTCACTCTGATTAATCCGCGTCAAGTTATCGGGTGGAAGTCAGAAATCAGTGGGGGCAAGCGTGTCTTAACCGAGCTGCGTATCAAGGAAATCGTGATTAAGGATAATCATGACTATTCTCAGGAAAAAATTGCTCAGATCCGCCGTTATACCATCGGCAAGGTGGAACTTTATCGTCGTGCTGCGTCGCGTGGTGGTGAAAAACTGGGTAAGTGGGTGAAAATCGATGGCTGGAAAACCTCACGCGACGACATCCCGTTAGTGACCCTTTACACGCATCAAATCGGCTTTATGCGTGGTACTCCGCCGTTGATTGACCTTGCGATGTTGAATATTAAGCACTGGCAAAGCCAATCTGAGCAGGACAACATTCTTCATGTTGCGCGTGTTCCACTACTCAGTGTCTTTGGCCTGGAAGATAAGGAGGAGCTGACAGTGGGCGCGTCTGTAGCGACCCGATTCGATGACAGGACTAAACAGGGATTGGAGTACACCGAGCATTCAGGGGCTTCTATCGAAGCTGGCAGACAATCCATTGAGGACTTGGAAGCGCAAATGAGAATGGCAGGAGCCAAATTGTTGCAAGTGAACAACACCGCCACCAAAGGGATTGACCAGGTTGGCGAGGAACGGCTACAGGAACAATCCCCGCTCTACACCATGGCAAATTCCCTTGAAGATGCGCTTGATAACATTCTGCAAATTATGGCCGAGTGGATAGGTGAACCAACCGGTGGTGCTGTTGATGTCCGTACAGAGCTGGATGTCAGAGAAAAACAGTTCAACACTCAAGCTGCTGTTGCAATTCAGACTTTGCGTCAAGGTGGCTCTATTCGCATGTCCGATTCTGTTCGGGTACTGCAAGACCTTAACATCATTGATCCGGAAGCCAAGCCGGAGGAAGTTGAGGATGAGTTGAGGAACGAAACAATAGACTTATCCCGCGTTCCGAATGAGGCCATTGAAGTAGAAGAATAAGACCATGCCAACGGTAAACGAAAAGCTACAGAATGAAAGCATTGCTCATAGCTTGTTCTTATCACGCTACGCCACTGGGGTAGCAAGGGAAATGGTTAAAGTACTCAATGAGACTGATTCTGAGTTGTACGCCCGTTTGCTGGTGGAGCTGGAAAAGGTCAACCCCAATGATGTGACCGTGAAAATGTTACGCGGAAAACTCAAAGGGGTGAGAGAGGTCAACAGACAGGCCATTTTAGGTACCTTTGAGACGCTTACGGACGAGCTTCTCGCCTTTGCTGAGCATGAGACCGACTATCAGTACACGCTGTTTAACACCTTGCTGCCTGACTCAATCCTAAAGCACCTGTCTATTGAGCGGGTGAGCGCTGAGCAGGCTTATAGTGCGGCTATCAGTAAACCATTTCAGGGTAACTTACTATCAGGCTGGGCCAGCAATATCGAAGAGGACAGACTGACACGTATTATCAATACAGTGAAAGCAGGGTTTCTTGCAGGTGACGACATCGAAACCATTGCCCGTAAAGTGAGAGGCACCAAGGCCGCCAACTATAAAGACGGGATACTGGAATCAGGCCGCCGCAATGTAACCTCGGTCACCAAGACCGCCGTTAACCATCTGGCAGCTGTTGCGCGGAATAAGATGGCGCAAAACAACAGCGATATTATCGAATGTAAACAATGGGATTCGACGCTGGATAATAAAACCTCTCACTGGTGCATTGTGCGTGACGGGAAGCGATACACGCTTGATGGTCAGCCTATCGGGCATGATATCCCTTATCTGGGTGGCCCCGGACGGATCCATTTCTGTTGTCGCTCCACTGAGTTGCTCATTACCAAGTCATGGCGTGAGCTGGGTATTGATATGGATGAGCTGGACGAGGGAACACGCGCCAGCATGGACGGACAGGTACCCGCCAAGCTTACTTATATGGAATGGTTGCAGAAACAGAGCTTTTATCGACAAACACAGGTCTTGGGCATCATGCGTGCCCGACTTTTGCGCGATGGTGGCATAACAGTAAGCGAGATGTTTACCGATAAGGGCGAGTTTATCAGCCTGAAACAGCTTAAAGAGATAGATTCCCGTGCGTTTGAAGCGACTGGACTCTAAACATTGGCGATGTGGTCGCTAACCAGAGAATACCCCCACCCAGACAAGAATCATCCTGTTTCCCCTATGTGTGGCTTCTTGCGTCAAGCAAGGGGAACACCTCATTAACACCCTCTTGCGGCGGCGTGGATACAAAGCCGTAAACGTACTGGAAAGTACATTTAATGCCGGATGGCGAGGACTTAACTCAATGAAATTAAAACTTGATGCAGATGGTCACATAATTGTTGAGAACGGAATGCCTGTTTACATCTTTTCTGACGGTAAAGAGGCTCCTTTCGATGCAGCTCACGCGATGAGTAAAATTAGTGCGCTGAATGGTGAGAATAAATCTCATCGTGAAGCGAAAGAGGCTTTGGAACAAAAGCTGAGTGAATTTGCAGATATTGATGATCCGGTCAAAGCAAAAGAAGCGATAGATATCGTGGCTAAGCTTGACCAGAAAAAACTCATTGATGCTGGTGCTGTAGATCAGGTTAAAGCCGAAATCACTAAAGTTTACGAGAAAAAATTAACAGAAGCGACGCAACGGGCAGACAGATTAGAGCGTCAGTATTACGAGGAAAAAATCGGTGGGGCGTTTGGCTCCAGCGAGTTCATCAAAGAGAAATTGGCTATCCCGGCTGACTTTGTTCGGGCGCGATTCGGCCAAAACTTCAAGATGGAAGAGGGCAAGATTGTTGCTTATGACAATCAAGGCAATCGCATTTTCTCTCGTAGTAAAGCTGGTGAGCCCGCAGGTTTCGATGAAGCACTGGAATTACTGGTGGAAGCCTACCCGCAAAAAGACCATATCCTGAAAGCGGTGAATTCAAGTGGCAGCGACTCTCATCGTACTCAGGCTGATGTGGGGCAAAAAACTATGCGCCGCATTGATTTTGATGCTCTTGACGGTATAGCCCGGTCTCAGGCAGTTGCCAATGGCTTCACTGTCGTTGATTAAGATTCGACATACATTTTCAACTATCCAATTAATACCACAGGAGGGTAAAAACTCATGGCTAAAGGCAACACGCTAACCGGCCTGATCCCATCACTTTATGCTGCAATGGATGTTGTTTCACGTGAGCTGGTGGGATTTATTCCCGCTGTTGGTCGTGACGCGAAAGCAGACCAGGCTGCGAAAGGTCAGACCGTGCGCTCACCCGTAACGCCAGAAGCAAAAGCACAGGACATTGAGCCAGATGTCGTTGCGCCATCCGTTGAAGGCCAGAACATTGGCTACAAAGATGTGACCATTACCAAGTCTCGCATGGTTCCCTTAGTTTGGAATGGTGAAGAACAGCTCGCACTGAACGCTGCCGGTCAGACTTACAACGTTATTTTGGCTGACCAGTTCACGCAGGCTCTGCGTACCTTGACCAACGAGATTGAAACAGACTTGGCTGGCCTGTTCTATAGCGCTTCTCGTGCTGTCGGTACCGCTGGCAAAACCCCCTTTGGTGTGGCCGGTGACCTGTCAGATTTTGCGCTGGCCCGTCAGGTACTGGAGGATAACGGCGCACCACAAAGCGACCTGCAAATGGTGCTGGGTTCCGGTGCTATTGCTAACCTGCGCGGTAAACAGTCTGTGCTGTTCAAAATGAACGAGGCCGGTACTGATGCATTGTTGCGTGAGGGGACTCTGGGCCGCGTTGAGGGCTTCTCCATTCATAACTCAGCAGGCGTCCGTCGTCAGAAGTTGGGTGAGGCTACCGGTTATCTGGTGAATGGTGCGAAGAAGGAGGGGGATCGCATTATTGCCATCGACACCGGCAGCGGTGAGATTAAAGCCGGTCATGTCGTGACCTTTGCCGGTGACGAGCATCAATACGTTGTCGTGGCGGCAACCGCTTCATCGATCACTCTGGGCGGTACGGGCCTGATGCAGGATGTGGCTGACGATACCGCTATGACTGTTGTTGGCACCTTCACGCCTAACATGGCGTTTGACCGTCGCGCATTGTTGCTGGCAACTCGTGTGCCAGCCATGCCTAAAGGCGGCGATGCTGCCGAAGATGTGATGGAAATCACCGATCCATTGAGCGGTCTGACCTTTTCAGTGGCGCTGTACAAACAATACAAACAGGTTTCTTACGAAATTGGTATTGCCTGGGGAGTAGCTTCTGTCAAAGAAGAACACGCCGCGCTTCTGCTGGGCTAATTGCCGCTTGGCTTAACGATAGGGGGAGGAAATATTCCTCCCTTTTTCGCATCGGAGACAAATTTCTATGAGCAAATCACAAAAAGCGATAACTGAAGCTGAAAATGAAACAGCAAAAGAAGACAAGAAAGACAGCCAAAAATCCTCCCAAGATACGGCCCCCGAACTGATAAAAATGAAGAAGGACGATTTATTAGCCGATGTGCACCCTGACATGGTTCAGGCGTGGAAAGAAGAAGGTTGGCATTTAGCGTAACAGGATTGGCTATGTTAGTAACCGATTTAACATCAGATGCCTTTAACAGCTACGCCAGTGTCATTGACCTGCGAGAATATGCGGGATCACGTGGATATCAAATACCTTACCATAATGAAGAATGTGAAAAACTTCTCATTATTGCAATGGATTATCTGGAGGGATTGAGCTGGAAGGGGACTCGCACTGTGTTAACCCAGCCATTGGCATGGCCCCGCGCTGGTGTGATTTTTGAGGGCCATTTCCTGCCAGCCAACGAAATCCCGCACAAGGTTATTCTCGCTCAGTGTCGTTTAGCTATTGAGGCTCAGCAAATTGATTTGGCACCCTCCTTTGAGGGGGGAGCACAAGTGATACAGGAAACCGTCACTGGTGCAGTGAGTGTTTCTTATGCTGAGGGGACAGCAACTTCGCGCCCCAAATTCACGTGGCTGGATGGCATGTTGAGGGGGCTTTCCTTATCTACAAACTCAATCAAGTTGGTTAGGGGGTGATTTGTGGCGCTCAACTATAAGCGTATGAGACAGACCGCAACCCGATCAATTAAAGCCAATGGTCAGGTTTTTGAAATGATACGCGGTCAAGACAAGGTTGAGTTTGTGGGGGGCGTTGAGGTACAGCGTAAGGCTGAGAAATTCGACATCACCGGGATTGTGACGCAGTACAAACCTCATGAGGTGAACGGCACCAGTATTTTAGGGGGCGACATTAAGCTGGTGGCTACCGCTGATGTGGAAATTTGGGTGGACGATATTGTCATCATTGATGAAAAGCAATATCGAGTGATCGAGCCTAATCCCATTAAGCCTGCGAATGAAGTGATTAGCTACCAGCTGCAACTGAGGCGCTAACCATGTCAGAGAATGCCGCATTTATGGAGGCGATTAACGTATTTTGCGATAAGGCCAACCATAACATTAATGAAGTGGTGAAAATTGGCGGGATGAAGATCCTGACTCGTCTTGTGCGAATGTCACCTGTGGGAAACCCAGAGCTATGGCAGGTTAACCAGAACGCGGTCAACTATAACCGGCTGGTGTCTGAGGCTAACGAGGCCAAAAAGCTTGATCCTAAAAATCTGACCAGAACAGGCCGCCTGAAAAAGAACGCCAAAGTTCAGGCCAAAACATGGAGTATTTACTCCCCGCAAGGCTATACAGGGGGCCGTTTCAAGGGGAACTGGCAAGTCACCTTTGATGAAATGCCCACCGGGGAAACCGGACGGATTGATAAGAGCGGCAACATGACGCTAGCAATGGGGAATGTTGCGCTGGAGCACTTCAAGGTCGGTGTCAACGCTGTTTACTTTTCAAATATTGTGCCTTATGCGCGTGAACTGGAGTTCGGGCATTCGTCTCAAGCACCTAACGGTATGGTGCGCATTGTTGCGCGTGATGCTGCAAAATTGTTTAACGAGGCAGCGCTGGAGGTGGGCAAAAAATGAGTTTGCCGCGCATCGCCGAGCTGTTAGAACGCCATCTTTATCAATGGACAGAGAGAAAGGATCTGCCTGTTGCTGCTGAAAACATCACCTTCGATGCACCGGATCGGCCTTATGTGCAATCACACGTTTTACCTGCCACCAATGATGTCATTGACCTTTCCGGGGATCTGGTGGTTTACCATGGTGTTTATCAGGTCAATGTCTGTGTGCCAACCGGTAGGGGGAAATCAACCGCTTATGCTTTGGCTGAAGAGTTAGTTGATCACTTTGCGGTTAACACGGTACTCACTGATGGGGAATTTAGTTGTTACATCGATGAAATACCGTCTGCGAGTGCAGGGATTGTAAATAATCGCATTTACATGGTTCCGGTGAGTATGGGCTATCGCTCTGACACGGTACGGGGCCAATCATAGAAATATAGGAGAAATATATGTCTTATGCGCTGCCAAACGGCGCTCATGTTTATATTGCTTCTGAGTATGAGGAAGCCATTAATTTTACTGCTATCACCAACGCAGATAATGCGGTAATTACCGTTGAAAATGCGGGTAATTTGGCTGTGGGTGACATTGTTCACATCACTTCAGCCTGGACAGGTATTGACGGGGTAATCGCCCGGATCAAGGCTGTAGCGGATACCGCTTTGACTCTGGAAAACATCAACACCCTCAACACCGGTAAATATGCTGCTGGGGCGGGGGCAGGTTCTATCAAGAAAGTGAAAAGCTGGCTGGAAATTCCACAAATCACGGATATCTCAACCAGTGGTGGTGAACAGCAGACCGTGCAGATCCAGTTCTTGTCTGATGATGCACAGCGCAATCTGAATACCTTTAAATCCGCTCGCTCACAATCTTATACCATCGCACATGACTCTACTCTGCCTGTGTATGAGGTGCTGACTCGTCTTGATGAAAGTGGAGAGGTTGTTGCTTGCTACATGCACGTACCCAAAGCGGCTGAAAACCGTTATTGGTCGGTATCTGTATCATTTAACCCAATCCCTGCCACTGCAGTAAACACCGTTGAAACGGTTGATATCTTGTTCAACATGCAATCCCCTGCAATGACTTTCTACAAAGTGGCAGCTTAGCAATTAAAGGAGATTGCGTAGAATGGCGACTGTATTCAAGTTGCAACCCAACCCAACATTTAAAGTGGATGTGTCTATTCCTCGCGCGGGTGAGCAAGAGGACGGCATATTAACTTTTACCTTTAAACACATGAAATCATCCAGATTCGACGAACTGCGCGATAAGTTGCGTGAGGCATTGGAGAATGTGGTTGCCGGTGGTGAGCCAAGCACCGGCCCAATGGTGGATAATGTGATGGACATCGCCGAGGGTTGGGCGCTTGAGGAGGAGTTTAATCGCGAGAATGTTGCCGAGTTGCTGGAAAACTACCCACGCGCATTTGGTGCCATTACTGATGCTTATGCGCGTGAGTTGTTGGCGTTCCGCACAAAAAACTAGTCATGGTTGCTGAGTCACTCTACAAACCAGAACCAAGCGCTGAGATGTTGGCGGCGTTTGGCTTAACCCTTGATGATTATGACGACGAGATAGTGGAAGTGGGGCCAGATGTCTGGCCCTCTTTCAATGTGTTTCATGCCATGACCACACAATGGAGAACAGGGGTTAATGGTGTCACCGGCCTCGATTACAACTGTCTGTCACAGGTTATGGATTGGCTGGGTGTAGAAGATGAGGCAACCGTTTTTTCTGATATTCGCGTAATGGAACAAGCCGCCTTAGCAACCATGTACAAAGGAGGTGATAAGCAATGACAGATACCGCCAGCATATCCCTCAAGGTCAATACTTCCAGTCTTGAACAAGCCACCCATAAATTAGGGAGTTTCAAAAAGAGCGCGGCTGAAGCCGCTGCGGGTGCTGATAAATTTAGTCATTCCGGTAAAAAGCTAAATACGGCATCAAGTGATATTGCTGACCAACTTGAAAAGACCCATGCAAACCTTAAGAAGCTGACTGATGAGGTGCACAACAGTGCCAGAGCAACACAAGACAGCACTGGGGGATTGTCGCGTCAGCGTGAAGAATTCCGCAAGCTGGTTGAGCAGATTAGCCCTGCTACCGCTGCCTTAAACCGCCTTGAAGACATGCAAGCCAAATTGAACGCCATCAATAAGGGGGGTGCTATCGATTTTGGCGATTACCAGAACTACAACTACATTCTGGAGCAGACCAGAGAGAAGTTGTGGAAAGTCATAGAGGCAGAAACCGCCGAGGGGCAAGCCAAGAAGCAGGCTGCGGCCGCTGCGCGTGAGGCTGCTGCTGCCGAGGAAAAGGCGTGGACAAATAAGCAGAAGTTTATTGAGCAGCTACGTGAGCAAGCCATTCTGCAAGGCAAGACCAACGCCGAGATACTGGAATACAAAGCCGCTCAGTTAGGCGTATCTGCGCAAGCCTCGCCATTTATCAACAAACTGAAACAACAGGAAGCTGCTTTCGCTAAAGGGGCCATCTCCGCCGGACAGTACCGGCAAGCGATGCGCATGTTACCGGCGCAAATCACCGACATCACTACCAGCCTTGTTTCTGGTATGCCAATCTGGATGGTTGCCATTCAACAAGGGGGCCAGATTAAAGACAGTTTCGGTGGTATCGGTAATGCTGCCAAGGCGATGCTAACAATGCTTACACCGGCCAGATTACTTATTGGTGGGTTAGCCGGTGTTCTTGCGACTGTCGCTATTGCTGCTTATCAAGGGGCTTCTGAAGCGGAGGAATTTAACAAGCAACTGATTCTGACGCGTAACTATGCTGGTGTGACGACGGGCCAGCTTATTCAGATGTCAGAAAGCCTGTCAAAAATTGGCTACACGCAGGCGGCAGCATCCAAGGCATTGGCTCAGGCGGTCGGTGCCGGATTCAAGGCTGACCAGTTAGAGACGGTTACACGTGCCGCGTTGGCGATGGAAAAGACTACAGGTCGATCAATCGATGAAACCATAAAGCAATTTCAAAAACTTTATGATGAGCCAACCAAAGCGTCTGAAGAACTCAATAACCAGCTCCATTATCTGACTGCCGCCCAATATGACTATATTTCATCATTGGAGCGTCGCGGAGATAAAGAAGCCGCTGGGGCTGAAGCCGCAAAACTGGCTGCTGCCGCGCAGGAACAAGCCGCGAAAAAGGTCATTGATAACATGGGCTGGATGGAGAAAAGCGCTTTTCTTGTTGCCAATGCCGCCAATAAGATGTGGGATGCCTTGGCGGGGATTGGTCGCCCTGAGGCTGTGGAGACACAACTTGATAAGGTTCGCGCCCGTATTAAGGAATATGAGGATTATCAATCGGGTTTTAAACTTTTTGGTGATCGCTCAGAGGAATTGGCAGAACTGCGGGTACTGGAGAGAACGTTAATCACAGCGGCAAATCTGCAACAGGATGTCACCAAAGCCACCGCAGAGGCGCAAAAAGACCAAGAGAAACATATCGAGGGTATTAAGGCTGCCAACGAGTGGACGGACAGGTTTGCCACCAACTCAGAGAAACGTGCTAAAGAGCTGGCTAAGTTCTGGGCTGATGTGGCGAAAGCCCCAGAGAAGTACTCTCAGTCCATGCGCGAGCAGATTGTCAAAGGTATTAACGAGCAATACGCAGACAAGAAAACACCCAAAACCAAGAAAACAGCCTCTTTTCGCGATGACTCTGCTACGCGAATGCTCATGGAGTCTAATCAGCGCATAGCGGCGTTAAAGCAAGAGATTGCACTGGGAAGCGAACAGGCCACCAAGCAGGACGCACAACTTACCAAGTTTAAGCAACTCATTGAGGACATCAACGAGAAGATTAAACAGGGTATTGCGCTCACCGAGGAACAAAAAAGCCTTTACACGCGCCGCGATGAGATAACGGCAAGTCTGACGCTTGAGGCTCAACTCGCCAAAGAGAACGAGCAGCGGAAACAGGGTATTGCGGCCATCCAAAAGATGAGTGATTACGCAACCGAGTTAGCCGAGCGCAACGAACAAGCCGCCAGGAAGTTTGGCCTCACCGATAAACAAGCCTCACGTGTAGATCAGGAAGCGCAACTGGATAAAACCTATCTCAAATCGATTGAGGGGATCAGTGATCCACAACGATTACAAAAGGTCACGGCTGAATATAACAAGGCAAAAGCCGAATTGCGCAAGGGGTGGGAGCAAGAGGACGAGCGGCAGGGCGACTGGCTGACCGGTATGAAAAGCGGGATTAACGAATACAACGATTCCGCCTATAACGTGTTCATGCAGACTCGCGAACTGGCATTCGAGACATTGGGTAATATGTCCAACATGATGACGGAACTGGTGACAACCGGTAAAGCCAACGTGAAAGACTTTACGAAAACGTTCCTGACCTCCCTGCTTCAAATCATTAACCAGTTGTTGGTAGCTAAAGCTATTCAGGCATCTATGGGATGGCTTGGTATAGGTTCAAGCTCTGGTGGTATAGGTAAAATTATCTCAGGTGTGTTGGGTTTCGCTGATGGTGGTTACACCGGACACGGAGCCAAGTATCAAGAGGCTGGGATAGTTCACAAAGGCGAATTTGTTTTTAATAAGGAAGCTACTGAGCGGATAGGCGTCCAAAATCTCTACGCACTGATGAAAGGTTATGCTGATGGTGGTCATGTCGGCAATCAGGTATCCGCGCGAGTCTCCACGCCAGCCTATGGTCTGAGTGGTTCTTCTGGCGGTGGTGATGTGAACATTAGCGGCATTACCGTAGTGGTACAAAACCAGGGAACACAGCAACAAAACAACGGCCCTGCCGTGGATGCTGCTTATCGTCAGGTTATTGAAATGTATGTCAGAAAAGGCATTCAGCAAGAGACAAAAGACGGTGGGATTATTGCCGTTGCTATCAAACGGAAAGGCTAGCTCAGGCGAGCAATAACATCATTGTGGAATCAAAAGGCTCACGTTTGTGGGCCTTTTTACGTTTGGGGATTTATGTCACTAGAAACATTTAATTGGCGTACACAGGGAACGCCTGAGGGTTCTTTTGGTCTGGCGGTGCGTAAAGCTCAGTTTGGCGATGGCTACACCCAGATAGTCGCTGACGGACTGAATCCAGAGACACAGAGCTGGCCTCTCACTTTTGTAGGAAATGAACGTGAGATGTTGCCCTTGCTGGCCTTTGTGAGACGCCACAGAACCCAATCCTGTCTTTGGGCACCCCCCTATGGTGAGCTTGGGTTGTGGCGTGTAGATGCTGATTCTATCAAGGTTGCGCCGGTGGGGGGAAAGGTCATGTCTGTATCATTCACATTTACCCAGGCGTTTAGCGTCTAAGGGGAAGTATGAGTCTTAACAATGATTTGCAGAAGTTGGAGGTTGGCTCGAAAATTCGGTTGTTTGAGGTGGATGGTTCCAGCTTTGACGGGCCAGTTTTGCGTTTTCATTCCTACAATCTGGCGCATACACCGGAAGAGATAGCGGCTGCCAATGGCGATGAGTCTAAATTGCTTCCTAAATCCATTTACTGGCAAGGCCATGAATATGGTGCGTGGCCGTGTGAGATTGAGGGGATAGAAACTACCAGTGATGGACGCAGTGCCGAGCCGACTTTGACGGTAGCCAACATTGATTATTCAGTCACCGCCTTGTGCAAAGCCTATAACGATATGGCCAGGGCCAAGGTCACGATCCACGACACGCTAGCCCATTATCTGGATGCGCGAAATTTTCCGGAGGGAAACCCAAGCGCTGACCCGTTGCAGGAAAAAATCAGTATCTATTACATCGATAACCGTGCCAACGAAGATGACGAGTATGTCTCATTTGGCTTGCGTTCACCGCTTGACCTGCAAGGCATGAGGATCCCGTGTCGTCAGATCCACAGTCTTTGCACATGGGCAATGAATGGATGGTACAGAACGGGTAAGGGGTGTGCTTACTCTGGTGCGGCTATGTTTGATGAGAATGACAACCCGACTGATGACCCAAGTAAAGACAAATGCGCTGGCCTCATGGTGTCATGCAAAAACCGATTTGGGGCTAACAATCCCTTAGACTTTGGTGGGTTTCCAGCATCCTCATTGATTAGGAGTTGATCATGTTACGGGATAAAACCATCAAAGCCATTATGGAACATGCTGCCGCTGCGTATCCTCGCGAATGTTGCGGGGTTATTGCTCAGAAATCGCGTGTTGAGCGTTACTTCCCTTGCAAGAATCTTGCTGACGACCCAACAGGGCAATTTATTCTCGATCCTAAAGGGTTAATGGCTGCCGAGGATTGGGGAAAACCCACTTACATCGTTCACAGCCATCCTGATTGTACGACTCGTCCATCTGAACTGGATGAAGCGCAATGTGATCACATGGGGTTGCCTTGGGTGATTGTGAGTCATCCTGAAGGGGATTTACGCATCATCCAGCCTCGTGGTGATTTGCCACTGATTGGCCGTCCATTTGTGCTGGGCTTTACCGATTGCTGGGGGTTGATTATGTCTTACTTCAAACAGACTCACGGCATCGAGCTGCATGATCACCGTGTCCAGCGTAAGTGGTGGGAAGAGGGTGAGGATCGCTACATGGATAACTGGTATGAGTGCGGCTTCCGTGAGTTCAGTGGCCCGATCCAAGACGGCGATATGGTCATGATGCAAATCGGAAACAGCGACGTGGTTAACCATGCAGGAATTGTGGTTGAGGGGGGAACCATGCTCTTACATCACATGTATGGTCACCTGAGCAAGCGTGACCCGTATCGGGGCGGTTACTACCATGAGCGCACGATTAAGATTGTTCGTCATAAGGGACTATTTTAATGAATTCTGAACTGCGAAAAATCACGCTGTACGGCATTCTGCGAGCACGCTTTGGCAAGGAATACAATCTGGCGGTTGAGACTCCGCGTGAGGCTGTACGTGCCTTGTGTGTGTTGATTGATGGGTTCGAACAGTTTCTTTTTACCAGCAAACAACGCGGTATCACATACGCAGTATTTGTGGGTAAAACAAACATTGGCGAGGATGAGCTGGAAAGTGCCAAGGGCAAAACTGACATTCGTATTGCGCCTGTATTGATGGGTTCCAAGAAAGGCGGTTTGTTCCAAACTATTTTCGGCGCGGCGCTGGTGGGCGTGGCCTCATTCTTTACGGGAGGGATGGCTGCTGCCTTTGCGGCGAGCGGTTTGTGGGGGGCAACCGCGTTAATGGGGGCATCCATGTTTTTAGGGGGAGTGGTGCAAATGCTATCACCTCAACCTAAAGGTGTGGGGGCGAGGCAGTCGGCGGAGAATACCGCGTCTTATGCGTTTGGTGGCCCTGTTAACACTGTCGCACAGGGGAATCCCGTGGCGATAGGGTACGGGGAACGGCGCATTGGGGGGGCGATCATATCGGCTGGTGTATACACAGAGGATCAAGCTTAATCGGTAGAATAGATGGTTATTTCTGGTAGAAAAGGTGGTGGTGACTCCCATACCCCTATTGAGTCACCTGATAGCTTACGTTCGATTGCAAAGGCAAAAATTCTCATCGCACTGGGTGAGGGGGAGTTCTATGGTGGGTTTACTGAAAAGGATATCTACCTGGACAGCACTCCGGTGATGAATGAGGACGGCTCTTACAACTTCCCTGACTTCAAGTGGGAGTTCCGTTCCGGTACACAAGATCAGACATTTATTTCAGGATTTCCGGCAGCCGAGAATGAGACAACTTTCGGGCTAGAGGTTAAGCACAGCGCTGCTTTTGTTCGTGCGTTTACGGACACACAGCTAACCTCTCTGCGGGTTCGTCTTGCGTGGCCTATCCTGACACAAAACCACGATAACGGCGACATCACCGGAACGCAGGTAGATTATCTCATTGAGATATCAACCGATGGTGGCCCTTACCAGACTAGGGTAAATGGTGCGGTAGAGGGTAAGACGACAACGACTTATGAGCGCTCTCATACTGTACTACTCCCCCCTGCAACCACTGGCTGGCGGTTGCGTGTTAGCAAGCTAACGGCTGACTCTACTTCAGCCAAGCTGATTAACCGAATGAATGTTCAGGCGGTGACTGAGGTTATCGATGCGAAATTCAGATATCCCAACACCGCTCTGTTGTACGTAGAGTTTGATTCCTCCCAGTTCCAGAACATTCCGCAAGTGTCCGTCAAAACAAAGATGCGGATTATTCGTGTGCCAAGCAACTACAACGCTTTTACACGCGAGTATGTCGGTACATGGGATGGCACCTTTAAATGGTCATGGAGTGATAACCCTGCGTGGGTTTTCTATGACGTGGTCATTAATGACCGTTTTGGTGCTGGGCGTTACATTGATGCCACCATGATTGACAAATGGGAGCTGTACCGCATTGCTCAGTATTGCGACCAGCCTGTACCGGATGGCTATGGCGGTAACGGTACAGAGCCGCGCTATAAGTGTGACCTGTATATTCAGTCAGAAGAGGACGCCTACACTGTTCTAAATGACATTGCCGCTATTTACAGAGGTATGACGTATTGGTCACAGGGTAAGTTGTTTGCACTGGCGGATATGCCGCGCGATGTAGATTTTATCTACACGCCGTCAAACATCATCGGCAAAATTCGCTGGGCTTCTGGCTCAGAAAAGAATCGTTATAGCACTGCGTTGGTGAGCTATGACAATCCTGATAATGGCTATCAAACTGATCCGGTTCCGGTATTTGACCGTGAGCTGGTAGCGCGTTACAAGGTCAGACAAGCCACTATCACCGCCATTGGATGCACTCGTCCAACAGAAGCGCAACGGCGCGGTAAGTGGTTAATCTACACCAACAACAAAGACGGTACGGTAGAGTTTGACGTGGGGCTGGATGGCGCTATCCCAATGGTGGGTTACATCATCGGTATTGCAGCACCTCGAGCTGGGCGCGTTATTCATGGGCGGATCAGCGACATTAATGGGCGTAAGATCACCCTTGACCGAAAACCTGACGCCAAAGCCGGTGATCGCCTCATTCTTAATTTGCCGAGCGGCAAAGCTCAGGGCCGCACCATCGTCAGTGTAAGTGACAAGGTGGTGACGGTTGGTACTGTCTACAGCGAAACCCCAGAGAAAGAGTGCGTATGGTGTGTTGATGCTGATGATTTGGCTATTGAATTGTTCCGAGTGTCCGGTGTGAAAGAGACTGATGAGGGGTACACCATCAGTGCCACCGAACACGACCCGAACAAGTACGCCAAAATCGACACCGGCGCACATATTGATGATGTGCCTACAACCGTTGTTCCGCCTAACGTGCAACAGGCACCGGCAAAGGTGGAAATCAACAGTTATAATCGCGTCAATCAAGGCGTCAACGTAACCACCATGCGCGTTTCATGGCCCGATACTGAGAATGCCATTGCTTACGAGGCACAGTGGCGGCGTGACAGCATGGATTGGGTGAATGCGCTGCGCACCTCTGCACTGGGCTTTGAGGTGGATGGCGTTTATGCGGGGCGTTATCAGGCACGTGTCCGGGCTATCAATGCCTCTGAAATTTCCAGCTTGTGGGCCAATGCGCCAGAGACTTACATTGCGGGTAAAGAGGGCAATCCACCCGCGCCGATTGATTTTAAAGCCACACCAGCGACCTTTGGTATTGATTTGTCTTGGTACTTTGGCGAGGACACCAGTGACACGCTCAAGACAGAAATCCAGTTCGCCAAGACTGCTGATGGCGATAATGCTCAATTATTAACCGATGTTCCGTATCCACAGCGCAATTACACCATGAGTGGCCTCGCTATGGGCGTAGTGTTCTATTTTCGCGCTCGTCTGGTGGACAAGACTGGAAACCAAAGCGAATGGACGGAGTGGATTATGGGCCAATCCAGCGTTGACTCAAGGCCGATTCTGGATGCTATCGCTGACGACATTATGACCACTGAGGTGGGTAAAGCACTGGAAGAGAAATTAACCGGTGTGAGTGATGCGCTGGCTCAGGCTGTGATTGAGGCGGCTCTTGCTGAAGGGGCAAATGCCATTCAGCAATGGGCGAATTATGGTCAAGCCTCAGCCGGTATTGTGGAAGTTAAGCAGACTGTCGCCAACGAAAAAGAGGCTTTCGCCAAATACCAGCAACTGGTCACAGCCAAGTTCGAGGGCGTGGAAGTCAACGTTACTGAGGTGAAAGAGGCTCAGGCTGATGTTGAGCGTGCTTTGGGTGAATTCAAGGACACTGTTTCGGCCAGGCTACAAGAGAATGAGGCAGTCATTCAGACTAAAGCGACAACAGAGTTTACCCATGAAGGCGGAAAGGCCATTTACAACATTAACGCCGGTATTACCTACAACGGGCAATATTACTCTGCGGGTATGGCTATCGGAGTGGAAACCACCACTGACGGGGTTAAGTCCCAAGTGTTGTTTATGGCTGACCGGTTCGCGGTAATGACTCAGGCTGGTGGTGAATGGTACACACCTTTCGTTATCCAGAATGGGCAAGTGATTATTTCTCAGGCCTTTATCGGCGAGGGAACCATTACTACAGCCAAGATTGCCGAGGTTATCCAGTCAACAGATTATGTTGAGGGTAGGGAAGGTTGGCGGATCACTAAAGCGGGTACTGCTGAGTTTAACAACGTCACCATTCGCGGGACGGTTTACGCAACCAATGGCGTTTTCTCTGGGCGTATTGAGTCTAAAGATGGCTACTTTGCCGGTACGGTTTACGCTAACAAGCTGGTGGGAGATGTGGTTAAGGCTGCGTCAATCAACGGTATTGTAACCTCTAGGGGTGTTGCTGGTTCAACAACTGAAAGTATCCCCACTAATGTAGATTGGCCAGTATTGCAGTTTGAAACTGCCGACTTTGACAGGACGCTTATTATTAGCGGCTCTGTTAGATGGGGGAGTACTTTCTCTGGGATGGACTTACATATAAGGCTTAACGGTCAGACGATTCGTAGCTTTGTAACGCAAGATCCGGCCTCTGCAACCACCAATGGCTTCTCTGTCAACATACCTGCAAGGACATCTGGTGGCAGAGATATCATTAGCATTTATTATGCAGACTTCTATGGTGGCGCTGGCGGCAGAAGAACGCCACCAAGTTTTGCGGGGGCAACGATTCTGCTGTGCAAGCGCGGAACCTCTGGCGTCATGGTTGGCCCAAGTGCAATACCCATTAGCTAATTTCACACTATCACTGAGTTAGCATTTAAAGGGGCAATTTAATCCATTTTTAATCAATGAGGTTATTATGTCGTGGTATAGAGCCGGTGAGATAGCTGGTTCGGCGGGTAATGCCGTAATTACCGGTGTAAACACCAATTGGATAGATAACAAACAAGCTGTAGGCGCAGGGCAGGCACTTATTATTTCTGTGGGTGATGCCACTCAGATTTATGAGATTGAGCAAGTCGAAAGTGCCACACAAATCCGACTGACATCGCCGCTTAAGCAAGATTACTCCGGCGAATATGCCATCCTCACATTTTACGTAGACTCCGTTCCCGATTTTGCACGTCGCCTGTCTACGCTTATTGGTTATTTCACAACTCAATTAACCGGTCTGCAAGACTTAGTGACCAGTGATAGTGATGTAACGTTTATTAAGCCTGACGGGACAAGTGTGATTATCCCCTCAATCCATGTGCTCACTAAGTGGGTTGATGAGTATAAAAAATGGTTTGATGGTGCGCGGGATGATATCGATAACGCAGCTGGAAACGCCAATGAGGCAAAGGCTGCACGTGATGAGGCAGTGCAGGCACGACTTGAGGCTATAGCGGCTGCAACAGGGGCCGAGAAATACAAAGAACAAGCTAAAGATTATGCCGCTCAGGCTGCGGTCAGTGAACAATCAGCCAGTGCAAGTGAAACCGCGGCTGCGTCTGCGCTTGCTGGTGCTATAAGTGCCAAAGATAACGCCAAGGTGTCAATGGAGGGGGCCAAGGTCGCGCGTGACAGAGCAGAAGCTGCGGCTCAAAAAGCTAAGGATATCGCTGAGGCTGCTGATATCGATAAAGTAATGGAGGTGATGTCTGACAAGATGGACAAAACAGGCGGCACCTTCACTGGCCCCGTCACTCTGGTGGGGGACGCAACAAACCCACTTGAGCCAACGACAAAGCAGCAAGTTGAATCCGAGATTCAGGCTATCACTGAAAATGTTACAAACGCTGTTAGCAGCATTGGTACCCAGGTGAATGGTATTGCAAACTCTGTAAGCAATATTGACGGACGAGTGACGACTCTTGAGGCTGGTGCTGATGCCCTGCTAGGGAAAAACAACACGTGGACGGCAACAAACAAATTTATTGGTGGTTTGAGTGTTGCCGCTCCTGCTGGTTCGTCAGAGGGGGGACAGATAGATCTTGATGATAAAGATAGCGGTAGAGCCTATTTTATCGATATTGATGCTGACGGTAATTTCCGCGTTGTGCGCTCTGGGAATAATAGCGGCATAACAACCAATGTTATGTTTCAGCTAATGAGAACCACCAATGACGCATGGATTAGGTCAACTTTAAATGTTGAGGGGGGGATCAAGTCCACTGGCAGTATTCATGCCGGTAATGCCGTAATGGGTACCGATGGTAATATCGTTGGCTCAATATGGAACGGCGGAAGTCTTGCGTCTCACCTTGGCACTGTTGGCGGGATTAAAAACGTGGCGCGTGGCGCTAACGCCGTTATTACTTGGGGTTACATTTCCGGCGTCAAGTATCAAGATACGCACGTTCCAGCAGGTTGTTATATCAGTGGTATGCAAGTTAAGAGAAGTGGAGGCACGGCAAATAGCGGCCCAATTAATATGATTAATGCGATATTTTATCGCCCCGTTATGATTAATGATGGCGCAAGATGGTTGCAAATTGGAGATATAGCGTAATGAGTGCCCTACAGCATTATAAAAACTTCACAATATCAAAACAGGTGGCAGATGAAGAGCTAGGTGTTCCAATCCTTTATCATGAGGACGAGGAAGGGCGCGACTGGTACGAGCTTCAACAGACATTCAGGAATGACACATATAAAGTGGGTTACTCTCAAGATGGTATTGTAAGAACCATCTCAAAAGATGTTTGGGCCATTGCGCCTACTGGCCTGTCAATCATTGAGGTTAAATCCATACCGGATGTTTCGGAGGATGAGCTGATTAATGGTTGGTATGAAGTGTTTAATGATGAGGTTATCTTCAGAATACCGCCACAAGATGAGATTGACGCGGCAGAGAGAGAACGCAAGCAACAATTGATTGATGAGGTCAGTCAAGAGATTGCTATCTTAAATGATGCCGTAGATCTGGATATGGCAACCGATGAGGAAAAGTCCAGACTCACAGAATTAAAGCGTTACCGTATCAATTTGTCACGCATAGCATCGGGAAGCCATGGCGTTTGGCCCATCAAACCGTGACATCTTCTACGCCGTAAAGAACGGGATTTTTATCATTGACATCCTCGCTATCTGGAAAGTGGCGCGATTAATTGCGAAGTTCAATTTGCAGGCATCGAGGGATATTTACCCTACACCGCGACACCTGATGATATCCCCGAAACGGGGTAAGCTATCTGGCAGGCGCTGATAGAAGGGGAATATGGCGATATTGCTCCTTTTGAAGTCACTCCCGCGATGTTACAGGCGGCCAAAGAACAAAAATGGCAGGAAATCAACACATGGCGACTGGCACAGGAGGCACAAAGTATCACCTTTGAATATGCAGGTTGGACATGGAATGCTGACCAACAGTCGATGGCGCGTTTATCTCCTGTGGCCGTTGTTGCTAACACAAACTCGCGTGATGTGATGTCGTGGGGTGATGTGAATAATAAATTAGTATCACTGAGCGTGGAACAACTCAAGGGATTCAGTGAGGCAATGGCATTGGCCCTGATGGAACGCAACAACAGGATTTACCAGCGGCAAAGAGAAATGAAGGATGAAGTAGCGGGGCTAATGGACTTAAGACAGGTGCGGGAGTTTGTCGTCATCTGGTGAGATGCTGATTTGTACCGAAAAATGTTAAAGCCCCGAGTATCTAGGGGATTCAGGGGCATTGTATAAGTAATGTTATTCTTTGCGAGATGTAGAAGAGGGGAATAATCCTCTTATTACGCCCAAAAAGGCAGCAAAAACATTAAGAGTAACAGCGGTGGTAATTGCTATAAGCGCTTTATCTGAAAAAATCTCAACACCTATCAGAGAGAACCATCCTTGAATAAAAAGGAGTATAGCCCAACCATAGAGTGATTTTTTGGCTACTTTGTAGGCTTTTTCTGCGAAAACCTCCCTGAGCTTTCTATAAGATTTTGCATCTTCTACTAGCTGAGGTGCAATATCGTCAGCGCTGGTAGAGGATTCACTACAAGGGGGTTCATCACGAAGACTTGGTGTTGATAATGAACCCAGCGATTCTTTTCCGTCGGGGATTGAGATATCTTCGAGCCAAGACATTAGTGAATAAATTCCGCCATATCTTTGTGTGATATAGGTCCACCGTCAGTAGCCCCTTTGCTCCATGCTGTATTGGGGGCATGAGTCATGCTCGATAATTCAGGGCCGCTATATTCACCATACACCTCGATGATTTTATCGACGAGTTTTCTGGTTTCCTCATCATCTTTCTGAATAGATGGCGTTATACGTTCAAAGTCGCCATCGCTTTCTTGAATAAAGCTAATCTTGCTATCTATTTCATTGGCACCGTATTTTTTTAGTAGCCTATATAATGTTGGTATAACTGGTCCAAATTTCCAGCGAGCAAACAGATCATCAAAAAGTGGTGTTCCTCCACGCAATTTCAGATGCCATGACTGTGTGTAAAACAGTAATTTTTGCAGTTTCATTGGCGTGAGCTCTTTAAGCTCACCTTTGAGTGCCTTTTCAATGAAGGCATTTGCTACTGCAACAGCTGAATAAGCCATGTTATGCCCCCTATCCCATTGGTTCAGTGGATATTTTCTACTCTTTGTATAGTCGTTATGGTGCAAAATATGCTGTTCTTGTTTTTTAGTGTCAACAGGCTTCGAAAAAATTTTTCCAGAGGATAAGTCAGTGTTTCTGTGGGGGAGGGATGAAGCCTTGTGGGCAGCAGCTAGATATTGTGTAACCAGCACCATCTAAAAGTGGTTGGCCGTACAGTTGTACTGTGTTGAAAATTTCGGTCCGAGCCAGAAGTAGTTTAATGTCTGTTTTTGCTCATAGCAGGCCTGACAGCAATTCAGTCTGTCTGCTTTGTGCCCAGGCTGTGTGAAAACCCTGACCGAGAAAACTGAAATGCGTGCATCTACGTAAAATCTGAAATTGATAGAATGATTAGTAGAGCCAAATTTTACGTATGAGCGCGGTTTTCAGCTCTGTTTTTGGCACTCTCTGCGGCCAAAAACGTTTTCACACAGCCTGTGCCATAAGCGGAAGTAGCTAACAGCACTTAGTGTTGACTGACGGGGTGCAGGTCACAGTATGTGATTATATCCAGTATGACTTGAAAAAAGGTTGAAATCACTATATATAGTAACTAACCCATTTTTATTTTGGCATATATAGTGCAAATGAACCCATTTCGTGTTTTGTGCTTAGACGGTGGTGGAATGCGTGGTGTTTATCAGGCCACGTACTTACAGACTTTTTCTCAAAGGCTAAATCAGACAGGTTTTAAACAGTCTGACCCTGGTTCTGCCTTCGATCTACTGGTAGGTACCAGTACAGGAGGAATCGTTGCTTGCGCATTAGCCGCTGGTATTCAGCTTGAGAAGGTTCTCGAGCTTTATCAGACTTACGGTAAAGATATTTTTCCACGGCAGCGACTCCGCGCCCTTCCTTTTGTAGGTAAATACGTTCGCGGGTTATGCTCGGGACTAGCTTCAGGTGATTTTGCCTTACGCAAAGTGCTTAAAGATACCTTTGGTGAAGAAACTATCGGCAAAGTTTATGAACGCCGAGGGATCGGTTTAGCCATCACTACTTTAGATTTAAATCGTCACTCCTCAACTGTATTTAAAACACCGCATATGGCTCGCCTAAATGGACGAGACAATGATCGACTACTGATTGATGTATGTATGGCAACTAGTGCTGCACCTATCCTCCGATCAATTGCACGCCTTGAGGAGCCAGGCTCTGGCGGAGCAACCGTCGATTACGTTGACGGTGGGCTCTGGGCTAATAATCCAGGTGCTGTAGGCATGATCGAAGCCCATGAAATTCTCCAGCTCAGGGGCGAGACTGAACGCCCTGTGCACTTATTCATGCTGGGCACTCTTCCTGTTCAGGGAGGTGAGGAACTTGCCAGTAGCAGTATGTTGCACCGTGGAGCTTTGGGATGGTCTGGCGGCCTCAAAGCAATCACTGCGAGTATGAATGCCCAGGCGGTTGCTTGCGATTATATGGCTCGAAAAATTGCCGAGTTGAGAGGCAATGGCAGTTTTGCATACCGAATGCCAGCTCAGTGCCCCTCTGGGGAGCTACACAAATACCTCGAAAATATGGATGACGCACGCCCAAAAGTACTAAATGCATTAGCCCGGCAGGCAGTGTCCGACGTTGATTACGCATGGGCTCTGGCCGAATCAAATAATCACATGAAAGAATTTCGAACCGCCCTGTCGATTAAATCTAATACCTAAATTTAAATCTCTGGGAGATCAGCATGACGTTAATTGACTGCAATAAAGAAATGAAAGGGTATCATTCAGAAAAAGTAACTCTGTCAAATACCGACCAGTCTGAAATGCGTGGCCGTCGTGATAATGGAAGAAAACGGCTCGAAAATGGCCTGACTCGCTCATTCCATCCATTGCCAAAAGAATTTAGCTCTCAAGGTTCTTATGCGATGCGCACCATGGTCCAGGACGATTTATGTGATTACGACATCGATGACGGAATTTATTTCAACAAAGAAGACCTGAAAGATGGAGACGATAATTATCTTGGTGCGCAGGATGCACGAAAGCGAGTTCGAAAAGCGTTGAAAGACGACAGGCTGGCCTATGATGCTGTTGTTAAGACAAATTGCGTCCGCCAACTCTACCCTGATGGTTATCACATCGATATCCCAGTATACCGTTCATTTATCACAAAGGACTTTTGGGGTAACGAAACAACTGAATATGAGCTCGCCAGTGGTGATGAGTGGACTAAATCCGATGCCCGTAAGGTTACACGATGGTACAACAATGCTGTTGCTTCAGAGCTTAAAACTGGTCAGGCTGATACCAGCCAACTTCGCCGTGTTACAAAACTGACCAAGAAAATGGCTCGTTCCCGTACCTCATGGAAAAAGAAAACCACAAGCGGTATTTGTATTTCGAAATTAGTTGTAGATCATTTTGTTTGTCAGGCGGGCCGAGATGATGATGCTTTACGTGAAACGTGGAAGGTCATCAAATCTCAGCTGACATATAGCCCGCGCATCGAGCATCCAGTGTTTGCAGATAAGAATCTTGCAGAAGAAAACGATGAGGCCGTAATTTTCTTTCAAGAATGCCTAACTGAGGCGCTAAATGCACTTGAAGTGCTTGAAGAGTATAACTGCACTCGTGAAAAAGCCGCGCTTGCCTGGGATAAGGTTTTCAACACTGATTATTTCAGTACAGAAATCGCTCAGGACACCAACATGTCCAAATCTCTCATGCGCCCAGCTGTCAGCGCATCGGCATCTCTATCCTTCCCCGCTCACCCCGTCACACCTAATAAATCAGCGGGATTTGCATGATGAGTTGGTTACTGGAGAATCCTGCGCGCTTTTTGCGTGAGCAGAAGGAGCTCAAACGCCTTGAGAGTGAGCAAGAGTGGCTAAACATGGCTTTGTGCTTTCAGAGCGATGGTAAGTTGTCAGTAGAAATAAACATGACTATTCATGGTCGCGTTTATGAAGGGAAGATGACTTATCCGGACTCGTTTCCAGATTCTCCACCCTATATCCGTCCCAGAGATCGTTCCGAGAGGTGGTCAAACCACCAATATGGTGAAGGGGGGTCACTGTGTCTACAATGGCGAGCTGATAACTGGCAGCCTGACATAACCGGGGCGGATATGGTGCTCAGTGCATTTGAGTTACTGAATACAGAGCAGCATCCCGAACTACCAAATTCAGTCCCTTCAGCACATCGTTTAACAGAAGGCCAGATTTTGCGGGGTTCGATCCGGCGCTTAATACTAACCACCGATATCATGGAAACTTGGAGTAATCTCCCCCCTCTATCCAGCGCCAGTTTAAAAACATCTACCCTGTTCAGTTCTGACAAGGCTATAACATTCATCACTCAGATTTCCGATACAGAGAATAATTTAAAAAACGTCGCAGACGTTCCACAAAGTCTTGGATCATTCACTTACTTACTTTTACTATCCGGAGAAGGGTGGGTGTTCAAAAGTGAAGGATTTGACTTGAAATTGAAAATTAAATCTGCAGAAGATTTAATTCAGGCGATATCAGATGAGGGCTTTGATACAGTAGACATTCTGGTTCAGGAAGATAATAAGTACAAGGCCAGAACGATAGTGTTACTAGGCCGTGATGGATCGTCATTGAGAACTTTTTACCTTAACCCTGGTGATGAACCCACTATACACGAATTCAGTATTATTTGGCCTTCATCCACAGAGCTTAGGTTATCAGAGGAATCACAACGGCTGACGAAGATCAGAATCGGAATAATTGGCCTAGGCTCAATGGGTAGTAAAATCGCAACATCGCTTGCCCGGTCAGGAATAAAGCGATTTTTGTTAGTTGATGATGATTACCTAGCTACCAGCAATATAGTGCGTCACGAGCTTTACTGGAATCATGTTGGCGAACATAAGGTAGAGGGCGTAAAAAGTGCACTTTCACTGATTTCTGCGGGCATTGAAGTCGATGCAAGCATTATTCGTCTGGCGGGACAAGAATCCTCGGTATTTATGGCTTCCATCCTTAATGACCTTTCAAAATGCGATCTGCTTATTGACGCAACAGCAAACCCCGAGGTTTTTCTTCAGTTATCCGCTCTTGCGAAACGCTATAAGATACCGCTGTGTTGGGGGGAAATCTTTGCAGGAGGGTACGGGGGAATGATTGCTCGTTCCCGCCCGGGTTATGACCCAAACCCTTTGGCCGTTCGCGACGCATTTTATAGTCATCTTTCAACTCTTCCTAAAGCGCCTTTTGATAGCGCCCAAAATTACGATGGCAGTGAAGAACAGCCTCTGACCGCATATGACAGTGATGTTGGATTTATCGCTACAGCGCTAACCAGGCTTGCTATTGATACAGCATTATCAAGAGATCCCAGCGTATTCCCTTACTCTCTATATTTACTCGGCATGCGTTGTGAGTGGATTTTTGAGCAACCTTTTGACACGCATCCAGTCCATGTGTCCGGAGCTGGATGGGATACCGATGACACAGGCGCCAGTGAGGAGGATCGTTTAGCTGCCCTACAAGCGATACTGCAAATTTATGAAGGAGAGGAACGTGCTGAACCTGATACTTCCGGCTGAACAACAGGCAGTTATAATGGACGCTCTATCTAAAGCCGGGCGCCGCGAAATTGGTGGGGTTTTAATGGGGGAACATATTGGACCCAATGAATTTATAGTACGCGAAATGACAGTACATCGTTGTGGTGCATTTGCCTACTTTGTCAGACGGATTGAAGAAGCAATCAGTGGGTTCAGTAAATTTTTTAACGAAACAGGCCATAATTATCAGATGTTTAACTATATCGGTGAATGGCACTCCCACCCATCTTTTGAACCGTACCCCAGCAGTAAGGACGACAGGTCCATGCTTCAAATTGTTCAGGATAAAAATGTTGGGGCAAACTTCGCGGTCCTTGTCATTGTCAAATCTGGTTCAAAAGGTGAGCTAATCATAACTGCTCATACCTATCTCCCAAATGGAACGAAAAGCGAATCAAAAATAACTTTGTTATGACCCTGGCCCCGAATATGCTCCAGCCATAATCAGGAATAACCGGCTTCATGTTGGCTGCATGTTCTGGCAACCGGCAGATTTTTCGACGAGGACCGTCAAGGATGTTTGCCGAGAGGCCGCGATTTCCGAAGCCAGCAACTACAACTGGAAGGCGAAATATGGCGGGATGGAAGCCGCTGACATCAAAAAGATCAAAGATCTTGAAGATGAGAATCGTCGTCTGAAGCAGATGTTCGCCGATCTGGGTCTAGAATGTAGGACGCTGAAATACGTCATCGGAAAAAGCTTTAAAAACAGCGACAAAACGTGAGTTCGTTAGCTATCTGACCACGCAGTTTTCGATTACAAGAGAAATTATGTACCCGTGGCAAAGCCTGCTTTCCAGGCGAATAGCGCCGGTGATTCAGCAGTTTTTAGTCTTCTGTTAAAGCAATAAAACGGAGACTACGACTTCGCCATCTCCGGAGAATGATTAACTCATATGCTTCCCGAACTTAGGGCAAGGGGTATTGTGTACGCTTAAAACTTCGGCAAGTTACCTAGATTATCGCGTTTGGTACTGTTACGGTCCGTCGAAAGGTAAATGTCATCGATAACGTGAACATCTGCCCCATTAACCCACTTACCATCTTTTTTGGTGATGGTTTTAAATTTTGTTGCTCCGTCGTTGATCAATTCTGCAACAAACTGCCTAGAATTGATTGTTGTATCAGCCTCGCCTTTACCACTTTTAATGATTTTCACATACTCAATGTGCTGGTTACTGGCATCCATGCGAACTGCCGAAATATAATACAGAGTCATTGTGTATCTCCTGATACGCTATCCCATATAGCGTTCTCTAGAATATATGCACGGTTGAACTGAGTCATATCAACCTGTTCCGGTATATAACACGCTGAGAGTTGTCACAGATCAAAAAACGCCATGCCTCCCGGTTTTCCATTACAGTTCTCTGCGTATCAAAAATAAGCCAACTGAATAGCCACGACTTTCGTAGCTATTTTTCATTGTGAGGGGATAATTCTAACGTCTCCTTCTCGCTCTTAGCTGACGGTTGGCGATCTCTAACCAGTATTTTCACTACGAAATCATTTTGGATGTTTGATGTGCATGTTCGATGGAATAATTAAGCGGCAGATTTGAAACCCTCGTTTCCGAGGGTTTTCGCCAAAAAACAGAAACGAGAAATTATTTCAACGTCGGTTGATTTTTGTTGTTTCTACTGAGCTTTAGAAATTGGTCTAGCGTCATTTTCATCATATCTTCGCTATGAATAACCAGATATCCAGCTTTTTCGGCGCACTCTTTGAAAGTCTCGAATGAAAGAAAGCATTCATCTTCTCTGGGCATTCGCACGCTAACAACTTTCCCTTCTCTCACTGTGGTGAGAAAGGAGTAACTCAAACGGTTGGGGATTTGTTGTGGAGAGGGGGAGTAATGCTCTCTGTTTTGGCTAAAGTAGCAGTCCTCCAGTTTTTCGAACACTTCCCATGCCTGGTCTGTTTCAAGCATCTTGGCATGACGGGCGGCACCGCGTTCTGTCCAGAGGATGAGGTGTTTTGCTCTGGTTGCGACTAAGTAACTTTCAGTTACCTTGTGCTTGAAAGTTCTTAGCTCATCACCAACTAGCTTGAAGTAATGTTTTCCGTCCTCAAAACGAGTCTGGTTTCTGGAGTGGTTCATCTTGATGTTCGAAACATCGGTGCCATACAGTTGTGCTAGTAACTCAGTAGTAATAACAGGAATTTGATTATGCAGGATTGGTTTAAGGGTATCGATGCTCTTCATTTTGCACCCCCCATCACTACTTTAGCGACAAGAGAAGTTTTAGCATTAGATACGGCCTGATCATGGCTGGCAATACGCATTGCCTCGCGCTCTATAGCTTCGGCCAGCCGGAAACGATCAGCATATGAAGATTTTTTGAGAAGGATTTTTACAAGGTTGACGTAATAGTTATGAGGAAGGTTTGTCATAACGACCTCCGTTGCTTTTTTCGAATTACCACAATTGGGTGTGGTGCCAGGAGGTTCGAAACGGCGCAACAGAAGCCGCGGACTTATTTCCCTTTCGGGTGTTGTATTCGTCGCCCTCCCGACATTGATCGGGGATGTGACCGCACTTAGTGCCATCACTAAATGATGGGCATAAAAAATCCAACACTGACGGGGTTGGGGGTGACCGCTGTTACGAGGTTTCGACGCCTCTAGGCGGAGTATAGTCAGTGTTAGATATTTGAGTCAATCGTTGGGTGGTGAGACGTATAGGGTTGGAACTACCGGATCACCGACCGGCGAGCTTTTTAGCTCTCTGTACGCCCCACCATTGAATAGGGAGTGTCACTATTCCTGCCAGAGAACTAGTCTCTCATAGCTTTTTCGTACTGATAGTTGCAATCTCCACATAACCCATCATTGATTTGATCATCTTGATTAAGTGATACTTCACAACAACTACATTCTTTATATTCAAGCTCACAACTACACCAAAGACATTTTTGTTCAAAATTAGCAAAAGCTTCATGATTGCATTCATTACAGCTTTCGATTGACGCTTCTCCTCCATCTCTGGGATCGAAATAATGAATTTCATTTAATGTTTTAATTAGCAACTGAGCGGCTAGACTCGAATGCCCACACACTAAACAATCGTATCGAAATTTTTCTTCATCATACTCAACTGACCAATCGTCTTCTAATTGTTCTGCATTTGGTATTATTAGCAGAGAATTGCATGATTCACATTTAATTTCTTCAGTTAACGAAAGCAATCCTATTGGTACCCCTGCCTGATCCCAACGCCTGCCACAATTAGCTCTTGTATCAACAAAAAACTGATGGTGTTCCAACATGCTTTGCCACACATGACCGAGAAGTACACCTGGATGCTCTCTTAATTGTGACTGAATAAAGTCCCTTAATATCGGAAACAGCTCTGCTACAAAGTTTGCTACTTCACCATGAGTATTAGCAGGGTGAAGATGTTCTAAATGGTTTCGACATTCTTGAAGCTTTTCGATCACCACCCATTCAACCTCAATACCAAATCCTTCAAATCGTTTTTTTATTGTCGCTAGATCTATAGTTGTTTTTTTGAATTTACCGCTAGGAACCCATTTAACACCGCCTTCCCCATCAGTAACTGGTAATACTTCTGGAGGATTAAAAATTAATGATGATGCGTATTCTGGGTCATCAACAGAAATAGCAATTTTATATTTAAATAATAGAAGCACACCTGAAAATAAATTTCTTATCGCTGATAGTGCTCTAGACGGATCACCTCCTTCAACCAGATCTTTTCGGCATGTATTAAAATCTTCTACTCCAAGACGTATTGAGGTTAATGCATTTTCTCGCAACCGATCAGCATCCAGTTCAGGTATTATTTTATTGTGGCTCATGAGCCAAACCTCGTAGTTAAAAGAATTGATGATTTTAGACCCTTAGTACTTTATACCAAGAAAAGCATGAAGTTCATGTGCATTGCAAAGTAGGGGCGCTTTGGAAATGATATGGCATGGTATTTATGTTCGAAACTTGTCCGAATTCATCCGAAAATAATGATAATTATTTGATTTTTTGTGTATGAAAAATAACATTTTTCTGAACAAAAAATAATCGATATCTATATTTAACTATTTGATTGTATTCAGGTTTTATCATCCTCTTGCGAAATTAGGAATCGTATTCGGTCTTTTTTTAATTAATTGATTTTATTGATATTTTTTCCTCCCTCCCGGAATCCCCCGAAATTTCCCCGAAATCCTATACTCGGCCTAAATTTCTACCCACTCATTTTTACGCGAATCCAGGTATACATTCGTCATTTTCATCGATTTGTGACCGAGCAATTTCTGTGCAAATTCCTTACCGTACTCAGCTTCATAAAGTCTCGATGCCAGGCTGCGGATCTCGTGAAAGCTGGGAGGGGATATGTCATAAACCAGATCCGTTGCTTTCAATGCTTTAACAAATGCTTTGGTGAGTGAGTCCGCATTTAATGCACCGGGCTCCCGGCCTGATTTTCTACTGGACGAGCATATGAGATATTCGCTCTTATTGTTATTCAGGCACTTTTCTACAACGTCACCGACGGAGGTATTCATTATTTCCAACCGAAGTGATAGTGATATAGCTATCTGCATTTTGGTTTTACTCTGGACTATCCAAAGTTTGCCGTCATGAACATCGCTTCTTTTTAATTGCCGCACATCGTCACGGCGTTGGCCGGTAACCAGCGCCAGAGCCAGGCTGAGTTGAACCCAGTTCTTCTGTTGGCCGGCAGCCTCATAAATCTTGCAAAAGGCAGCATAGTCGAGCCTTTCCCGCTTAACTTTTGGTGACGGTGTGCGTGTTGCTTCCACTGGGTTGGTGCTAATTAAACCATCAGCTATTGCTTCGCGAAAAACATCAGATAAAACAGAACGTAGATTTACCGCCATCGAACTTTTACCATTATCGACATAGGCATTAATAAAATCAGCAATATGCTTGGTGGTAACGGTCTCGATCGGTCTCTCGCCAAATTCTTGCTTAATATATCCTATTTGCAAGACTCTCATTTTCATGGTGTTCTCAGCCAGTTCGCGACGCTTTAATAGTTCTGAATAGCGCTTTAGCCAACTCGCTACGGTATTAACTTCGGCTTTAGCCGCAGGAGTTGGGGCAGGGGCTTGCAATCGTTCAAGTAGGGCTACAGGTTGAAAGGTTGATTCAATATAGTTGTTAGCCTGAATGGCCTGAGATATGGCATCCCTCCGGGCAATTTGCCCTAAGGATATTTCAGAACCAGTTATTGGGTTGCGCCAGCAAAATGATTTCTCTCTACGCCGATATGTCAGATTTCTTGGCAAATTGGCATCATACTTTTTTGGCCTCTTTGCCATGAATAATTCTCTCTATCAGTGACGAACTTGTGCTGGATGACGTTTTGAGTATTTCTTTTGCTAGCCGATAACTTTTAGGCTGAATATAAATAGCACCTGGCTGTACACGATATTCCCGCCCATGTTTTTCAGGTGCAGGGTAAATATTGCCGCCTCGCGCCCAGCGCTGGAGTGTCTGGGGGGTTGGTTGCTTGCTGCGGTAGGTTTCTTCCGCCCATTCTTCTAATGTCAGTAGTTTGGTCATTGGCCTTTCCTCAGTAGGAAAGGGCGCAAAGATGTTACGCCCTATTATGGTCGTTTGGTCTGGGGTGGTAAGGGGCTATGTTTTAGTGATACTGCTATCGAATGCTACGGTCGGATATGGTTAAACCTCCCGAATTAACCGGTTGATAATGTCTTTTTGGGAGGGAATGCGTAGCTGGTGCGCTAATTGCCATGCTTTGCGTTGATTCTGGGTTTTATGTTCCAACATTTTGCGGATAGTGGTCACCGGAATACCGGTATCACTGGCAATCACGTTTTCATTGTGGCCAGCGCGGTGAAACTGATAGATAGCCAGTAAAACTTCCAGTGAGTAGCGTTTACGAATACCGATATCGACCGTATTCACCTGAGATAAGCCACGCCATTGCTCATTACCGGGATAAATCGGTTTTGGCATCGGTCGATAGGGATTACCACTGCGGATCTCTGCGCGGGAGCGCATTAGCCAGATGATGCAAGCGGTGTAGTCGGCCCGGTCATCTTCCTTAAAATAGCAGCCGTTGCTTAGGTTCAGTTCCTCATCCATCATGCGGCTTCCTTTTGTTTCTGCTCTAATTCCCAGTCTTTGACGATTCGGGTGCATTGAGCATGTACCTGGCGGGCGCTGGCAGCCCCGAAGCCTTTGACGACATTAGCCAACATATCCGGCGTTCGACGGACAACATCAAACAAAGAATGGATCCCCGCGCGGGCCAGCAGTTCTAAATGTTGTTCTTTCAACGGCAGGGTTTCGGTCAGTACGGTTTCGGCCCATTCGGCCCGCTTCACCCAATGTGGGTGAGTAGGCTCAAGCAGATCACGAATACGCTGGGTAACTGCGGGTGTTAGGCCACCCGGCCAGTTCTGTTTGAAGTCATCAACCATCGGGTAGACCGGCAATGCCCACTCATTCACCGAAACGATCAGGCCAATGCCGCTGGTGGAGCGAATTTCAATATGCCAGTCAATATCGTTAATGAGCTGCATATCGTAATCACCTGAGCGCAGTTTTAGCCCCCACTGGAAGGTATAAAAGTAAAACTCAGTGCCATCATGACCACGGTAATAGGTTGGTTCGACGTCACCATCCATACGCTGGATCCGGTTGGTGAGGTCAGAAACGGCATTATTCAATTGGTCATTAACATTGACCATGACAGCCAGTTTGCTGGTTTTTTCTGCCACCTCTTTTTTGTATCGCCGGATCTCCGTTAGTTGCTGGTTTAATAGGGTTCTTTTGTTCTCCAGATCATCTTTCAGGCGAACAATCTGGATTTTCATTTTTTCAGGATTCAGTGATTTCAGCCGATTCACTTCAGTGGCCAATACTCGCTGGTCGGAAAGTGACAGGTTGTATTTGGCTGAGATACTGTCTCGCTGCGCATTGGCTTCAGCGACTAACAGGTCTGCATTTTCTATGCGTTCCTGCACTTGTGTTAACGCCAAGGATTTCGTGGTTAGGTCGTTTTCAGTTTTTTCTAAACGGTCGAATAACAGGTTGTATTCGTCAGTCTCGATGTTGAGTTGTTCAATACATAGGGACTGTGCTTGGTTGAGTAAAACAGTCGCGCTCTCTATAGAGCGCTGTGCGGTGCCGGTAGTCTGCTCAATGGCAAGGTCTAACTGCGCCCGAACTGGACGCAGAGATGACTCCAGCACACTGGCTGTGGTGGCCTGTGTGGTCATAATGGGTTACCTGTGGGATGCCTGCCAGGGCAGGTGATGAAAGGTTATTGCGTGATAGAGAAATAGCGGATCCGGCCCGCTTTCACTGCGTTGTACAGGCGGTTAACTGTTTCAATAGTAAGCTCAATTCCTGCCGCTACTAAATCAGCATCAATTTGGGCAATCCAATTAGCTGGCTTGTCTATTCAGAAGGGTACTTTTGCCACAGCCGTTATGCCCAATCAGGCCGATGCGGTCGCCTTTTTTCAGGCTAAAAGAAATCTCAGCCAGTAACGGACCGAAGGTGTTGTCGTAGCTGACAGATTGTGCAGAAAGTAATGTACTCATGATGCTTATCCAGATTTCAGGCATAAAAATGCCTATCGTCAAAAATTACTGACGATAACCGGTAAGCCGGAGGGAAGTTCTCAGATTGTTTAGTTAGCTTCGCTCAAGCAGGTTATCGCAGCACGATACCAGTAATGCTTGAGCAATGACGATCGCTAAGGACGAGCGAAACTAAAAACATTTCACGGGTCAACATGGCAATCCTCCTTATATAAATTGGTGTATGAGTGAGTTGATTATATTGATGGAGTTGTTATTTAGTCTATCTTTTTATATTCCATTCTTATTCCAAAAATTATGCTTTACTCACGATTTATCTGCTTTCAGATTGTCAGAACTTGCTCACCTAAGCGGCTGCTGTGCCGTTGATGAGTGGATTAAATCATAGGGTTATATTGATATCAATCATTAGTTTTACTTCATTATCAATCATAGGGTTAATGTTTTGAAGTTTAGACGAAAAAACCAGCAAGAGCTGGTTTCATTGGTGATTTATTTTGTCTATTGTTTCTACTTTAAGGATAATTCTTTGATATTTCTGGATTTCAATAGCTCATTGAATAACCTGTCGTAGTTCTCAACTTTGGTCCTAAGTGCTTCAATATAATTGTCTTTATCACTTTCAGGTAGTCGGTCAAACAAATTCAGCAATTCCCTTTGTCTTTCACTTAAAACGACTTCTGAGACGGTGGGGAGCTCTGGGTTATCCGTTTCATCACTTAGCAACCAGGAAAGGGAAACACCAAAGGCTTCAGATAATTTTAATGCCGAATCTTTGCTTATCTTTCCTTTCGTGAACCAGCGGCCAGCGGCTTGAGGAGTTATTCCGCAGATACGAGCAAGCCCCGACTTATTCACGCCGGTTTTATTCATTAAGTGATAAAGTCGAGCCGCAATAGGCGGTTCCAGTGAGCTTTTTTCTTCTTTCATATCAAGATTATAAACCAAAGGTTTAATTATATAAATAACTCTTTAGTTGTACTTTGATATAACCCTATGATTTAATCTGGTTGCTGTTTAACGTGGAGGTTGAAGCTACCCAGACAAAAATGCCCATCTTCAGCCCAAACTGGGCTGGGATCAAAAATACCCATTACGTAGCGGTAGGCAACTCTAGTGTTAAAAGGTTAGTTATAAAAAATCACAATTGAACATATGAGAAAATCTACTTAAAATAAGCTAAAAGGTGGTTTTTATGAATATAAATTATTTCCGTTGTCCGCTGATGTTCCATCCTCGAATAGCTAAAAGCAGTGGTTATCTGAACGTATAATCACTGCCACGAAATCAACACGTTCCGTGGCTTTCTTTTATCGAAAAGGAAAAAGTCATGAAAAATAAACACTGGTCACAAGTCGAGTATCTGCATCTTTCCGTCAAGAACCCGAATATTTTGATCAGAGGCCAACATAGTTACTACAGTGACTGTTGGGATGATGGGTTTGAACTCTCGGTTGTTCGTTATCTCCACGGCGACAACGTTAGCCAGCAATGGGAGCCGCTTGGGCATATTGACCAACTTATTATTGGTGATTATGTCTGTATTGGTGCGGAAGCTGTAATATTAATGGGCGGGAATCATAATCACTCCATTGATTTTATTAGCCTTTATCCCTTTATGAGTATGGTGAAAAAATCTTATCAGCCCAGAGGAAATACCGTACTGAATGATGGCTGCTGGCTTGGAATGCGCTGTATGGTTATGCCTGGTATTACGGTCGGAGAGGGCGCTGTTATTGCTGCGGGGAGTATTGTCACAAAAGATATTCCTGCGTATGCCGTCGTCGGTGGCAACCCGGCTCGGGTCATAAAATACCGTTTCTCTGAAGATGTCATTACGAGGATCGTAAATCTACGGATTTATAAACGACCAGATGATGAAATTGAAAAGCTGATCCCATTGCTCAGCTCTGACGATATCTCCACGCTGGAAACCGCGTTAACCGAGCTATGCCCTTGGGAAAAAGACACTTAATAAAATGAGAGCAGCTGATATTTCCTCTTTCATGGGGTTATGTCAGCTATTTCTAATATGTGGTTTTAATTAATTTAGTTAGAAGGGAAATCGAGTTTAATCGGGTCCCCTGTAGGGGGTTAATAATATAAGGATGTTACCTAATGATTCCTATAGAAAACTTGATTAAGCTTCTGCCTTCGGATGGTACAGTTTTACTCCGTTGCGAACATGGTGAGATAGTGAGTGTGGAACACTTAAGAGATAATCAGTTTGTCGCGACCTTACCGGTATTAATCGAATTGGCAGAAATAGCCGGGTATACAATTTCAATGCCCGATGTTTAACGGAATAATAGCTCTGTCGGCCTGAACAACTGACAACCTAAGCAGTTGTTGTGTCATCACTCAAGGGGGCAAGATGACACAACTATCATTTATCAAATCTGACAATAACATACTGACACCGGCCATGCTCGAAGTCAGGGAGTATCTGCATTATAAAATCAAGTTGAGATGCAGCTACGTCAACTATTTAACAAAATATATTCGTCATAGCGGCTTGTGGGCAGATAAGCACGCAGCCCCTATAACTTGCCTCAAATACTGTGATGTATTGCCGCGCTGTGCAATTAAACCTCCAAATGGGCAGGGGCCTGGAAATGCCATATTTTCCATAAACTCCCCCATTTAATTAATAGCGCCACCATCGACCCTAATTAGGACGGGGCGTTATGCACACACAGTATATTTCACGGAAGGAAGAAGAGTTATGATGCGAATATCGAAAAACTTGCCTTCAGGGCAGAAAAAACCAAGGCGTAATATTCAACTTGTTCTTGAACGCTGGGGTGTATGGGCTAAAGATAATTCAGGTATTGACTATTCCTCTATTGCCGCAGGGTTTAAAGGTTTACTCCCGTACACCACCTCATCACGACCTTCATGTTGTGATGATGATGGATTAGCCGTTGATGGATGTGTTTCTCGTTTAAAACGTCATCGGTATGACGAGTGGGAATTGGTCATTCGGCATTATGTCTATAATCAATCTAAACGTGCTATTGCAAGGCAACAAAAGAAAGACGAAAGAGCAATAAGAATAAATCTACAAATGGCTGAGGGCTTTGTTGATGGTTGCCTTGCCATGATGGATATTCGCCTTGAGATGGACGCCGAAATACAAAATTAATTTTTTATGATAAAAGTGTTGGTGCGGCCGCAAAAAGTGCATTAGTCTGATAACAGTTGGTTGTGCAGTTGCACTCATACAGTCAAAGAAACCTCGCTCAGGCGGGGTTTTTTCATTTTATCCCAAGCATTGATGAGGCCCGATACTTTTGGGCTAAGCTCCTAACGCGTATTAATTAGAACATTGAGAGCAGCAGGGCAACGGGCAGGCTTAAGGGCCAGGTTATACCAATTAAAAGTGATGATAAGCACCTTACTACTAAGCTCTGGTCACGTGTCAGCGGGAAAATAATGAAAGTAGAAATAATAACGCCAACTACATAAATACAGAGCAGAATAAAACCGGTATTCATCGAGCAATTTTCCTTTTGTCTATGTTGTTGGCTTATTATCACCGAAAGAGACGGTATTTTTACATAATAATTTAAATTATTAGGCCTCGCTATTTGTGTGGTTTTTTATAGTTCATCGCCAGCATCAATTATCCTCAAATAATCTCTGCGTCTGGATGGGGCACGGCGGCGAGCTATTTTCCAAAAGCAGCAAATATATGCCCAGGCCAACTGGCAGGGGGAGACAATGAAGATGGATAAATATTCCAGCGCGATATCCTTGTGGTTCGGCGGGTTAACAACAACGATTGGTGCCTTATCTCTAAACGAATGGGCCATGGTAGTCGGTATTGTCTGCACGACGGGAACCTTTATTGTGAATTGGCACTATAAGCGAAAAGAATTTCAATTACGGAAGAAATAAAATGTCTCCAACTCTTCGCAGTAAGTTAATGGGTGTTTCTGCTTTCGGAGCACTGGCTATTGCTGGTGTATTACTAGGTGGTGAAGATGGATTAGAGGGCCGCAAGTATGTGGCTTACTACGATGTCGTCAATGTCCTCACTGTATGCGATGGCCACACCGGTAAAGATATCATCCCCAGTAAAAAATATTCTGATGCGGAATGCGATGCTTTATTGCAACAAGATCTGACGCCGGTACAACGCATTGTTGATGCAGCTGTGAAAATCCCACTAAGCCAATACCAGAAAGCGGCTCTGTACTCGTTCACCTATAACGTCGGGCAGCATGCTTTTATCCAATCTACGCTGCTTAAAAAGCTCAATACTGGCGACATCAAAGGCGCTTGCGATGAGTTACGCCGCTGGATATATGCTGATGGTCAGTCGTGGAAAGGGTTAAAGAATCGTCGCGAGGTAGAGCGGGAATTATGTTTAGTGGAATAA